AATCCCGTAAACGCGCCTCATCCTCTACGAACTCATAAAACACCAAACCTGACACACCCCGGTGTTCTAAACCCAAGCGCCATTCCATGAAAGCTAGGAGACGGGCGTTGTCCAGATATTCGGCGGGCGCGTTTTCCCGGTAGGCAAAACCGGAAGCGATTTGTCTCAACTTCCCGCTGGTCACGGCGGCGTTCGCGCTCTCAATATCCAGCGCGTCAACGACCATGTGCTTTTTCATTTCGTTGTAAATTTCCCGTGTTTCGGCGGGCATATCGAATTTTATGACGATCTCACGCAAAGGCGGGAGTATCTGGGCCTTGTTATCTTTAACGAGGTGTACGAGAGGACGTATTTTGTCGAGGATTTGGGCGTCCGCGAAGCCTTTCAGCGTCCAGTTGTACCCCTGATAGTCGGGGTAGAAGTATTCCTGAAGGTACTTTTGCTTGTTGGTTCCTAAAGCCTTCCCCCCGTCGATAATACGAGCCATCCCGTACAGCTTCTGGAAATCTTGAGACACGGGGCTGGCGGTTAGCCCAACCCGATAGACCAACCTACCGGCAAGCTTTTTTGACTTCAATCCTTTTGTCCATTTACCCGCCGCCTTGGACAGTTCGTCAATGACGATGCCGTCACACTCATGGTCTTGGTGAAGGAGCCAATCCAGATTGTTTAAACTGACCAAGATAATCTCTGCCTCGTTGGCAAACAGTGTCCTGATGCGTTGGGTGCTGTTTCCCTCAAGCTGTATTGCCCGCATCCCCCGGAGATGATGCCACTTGCACATCTCCTCAAGCCAGATCCTCTTTTCGATGACCTTGGCGGGTGCCGCGACGATGACCTTGCGGAGATAATTCTCCTGTATCATCTCCCAGATGGCGGTCAGGGTGATGACGGTCTTGCCAACCCCTGTCCCGGCAACGAGGATGGTGTTGTCGTATCCAAACAGTCGGTCAACCGCTTTGACCTGTTCGGCGGTCATCTGTCTTTCCATTTTCCAAATCCTTTTTCCAAAAAATAGAATTTTTTCATTCGTCGCACATCATTCTGAGGGGTTGCTTTCTTTAGGCGTCCGCGAGGTTCTTGATGACCTTCTCTGCCCCCTCCTTACTGTCGATGACGTAGACGTTGATGCCTTCACCACGCAACCGTTCGATTTCTCGTTCTTGTTTCCTAGACAGCCGCCCCTTGCCCGTTGGTGACTTCAACTCAACCAACGCAACCCTACCCATGCGGGCGAGGAACAAGTCAGGGAAGCCCGTGTGGCCGACAGCCTGAACCTTGCGACAGAAGATGTCGCGGGCGTCAGCCAGCATCATAAGGTAGTGCTGTAGATCACGTTCACTTGCCATAGCGTTTACCCCATGAAACACCGCCAGTGTTCAGCGGCAGACCATCAGCCCACCAAGGCTGTTCCAACATGATGTCGTTTAAACGCTCTCCGTCCTCGCGTGAGCCAAGGCCAATGATTTCGTCATGCACATGGCCCACGATTTCCAGCCCGGCGTCATGCGCCTCGACCACCGCCTCGCGCAGACAGTCAGCCGCCACGGCTTGCACGGTGTTCTGGAACAGCAACGCACCCCTTGCGTGGATGCGGATGGGCGGCTCCCCGGCGGCGGGCTTGAAGTGTGATTGGAAGGTGACGCCGATACGCTCTTCACCCCACGGCGTCATGTAGGTTTCAAACTTGGGCTTCGGGTACGACAGCAACCGCTCGGACGGCAACTGGCACCAGAGATAGTTGTCACCATCACAGTGGTAGACCACCCGGCCCACGTTCTGGCTGGTGCCGGGGTTCAGGACGGCTTCGGTGATGGCTTGATCGTACTCTGCCCATATCTGCCCGGCCCACGGGTTGGTGAAGCGCCACTTGTCTACGATATCGCGGGCGATATGTTCTTCAAACGTGGTGCCGTAGTTCTTCGCCATGCCGATAAGGGCGTTGTGACTGCCGCCAAACTGGAGCGACAGTTCGGCTATCTTACCCGTCTGACGGAAGTCCTTATCTACATCTTTTTCCTGTACGTTGGACATACTAGCGGCGGTGACAACGTAAACGTCCCGGCCCTGTTTAAACAGTTCCAGCTTGGCGTCACCCGCCTCGCTGTTCGATAACCACGGAGCCGTGCGCCCCTCAATGGATGACCAATCCGACCAGTACAGCCCGGTGTCGTGATATATCATCGCCCTGAGTAAACGCGCCATCGTGTTGGCGGGTTGGTCTATCTTAAATCCAGCGAGTACGTCTTGAATAAGGGCTTCTGCTTGATTGTGGTCGAAGACATCACGGCGAATGTTGTGGGGTTGTAGACCTTTACCTGAAAACCGCCCGGTACGTCCCGCACCGTTGAACAGGAAGGTATTATGTACGCGCCCATTGTGGTGCTGATGAGATGCAACGGTGAATTTTTTGAGCGCACTAGACCCGGCGTTGTCGATATACTCAAGGAGCCTTCGGGCTTCATAATCCAAATCCTCACATTCCAAAAGGTAGCGGCGGTGGTCTTGGTCAAGGCTGATTTTCTTCTCGCCCTTCTTGTAGACCTCAAGCAATTTCATCTGGTGCGGCGTCAGCTTGGGGAACAACCATGCGTCCCTGCTCTTGCGTTCGGTGGCCTTGGCCATCGCCCCGCCGGTCAGGACGCTGATCTGTTCGTTGGCATCGTCCTGAATTTCGCGGGTGTAGCCCAGCGCGGCGTCACAGAAGGCGGTGTCGATGGGCAGACCCCTGTCGTTGACGATGGCGTTGATGTGGTACTCCTCCCACTCTTCATCCGTCAGCGGGCGCAGACACTTCACCGCCGCCCGCATGATTTCGACATCAGAGATGTTGTAGTCCTTCATCAGGTCCGCATCACCCGGTTTAAACGTCTTCAGATGCCCCGGCGCACAATACTCACGAATGAGCCGTGCGCCTTGGGCGTGTTTCCGGTAGGGAAGCCCCAGACCAGCGGCTAGGGCGTCCAGACCGCCCGCAAAGCCGTTCGTCAGGCCCATTGCCATGCTACAGCGCCACTGCTCATTGGTGGGTGGTGTGACGCCGTACAGGCGGCTGATGACATGGTCAAATATGTGTTTTTCAAAGGATGCGTTGTGCGCGGTGATTAAACCACCGTTCTTGATATGTTCAATTATAACAGCGGGAAATTCAGTGTAGGTGTTGTTCGGCGGCACGGCACCCGGCTCAAAGGTCAGGTTGCTACCCCACCAGAACTCTATGGGACCATCATCGAAAGCGTAAGCCATGCAAATGACTTCCGTCGAGAGGTCTTCCACATAGCGGCGAAGCCCGTGGAATATCAGGTCAACGTCTGATCTGGTTTCAAGGTCTAGGTCTAACATGAGGAACTCCGAAAAATGGGGGTGCGGGCTGAAAGGAAATAAGACCCACACCCCCGGCGCGTTTAGCTGGAGCTAAGCCGCGCTTTCTTTTTACGCCGCTGACGCTTTTTAGGCTCTTCAACAGGCGCTTCAGCTTCGGCGGTCTGGTCTTCGACCTGTTCCGGTGTGTCGCCTTCCTCGTTGCCCTCTTGGTCACACCACGCGACAAGCTCAAACACCGGATTGTGCGTCAGCTTCCCGCCACGCTTCTTGTTGGCGTAGCTTTCACTGGTCAGCTTGACCTTCGGGTACAGGTGCTTGGAACCTACGGCGCTGTGAGCCTTGATCTTACCAAGCAGAACGTCGATGCCCTTACGTCCCCCGTAGGAGTTGGTGTCGAACGCCAGCATCTCTCCATCGTCAACAAGCGCGCCCTGAAAGGACCGTGCCTCGCTGGGATAGTCTTCACCGATAGGCTCCATCGGCTGTGGCAGTGGCTGGGGGAAGCCGACGAACGATTTGTTCGGACGCCCACCTGACCATAAAATCCACCCGTGCTGGATGGACGCCGTGTTTACGAGGATTTCTTCATCAGTGACGATGTCGGCGTCCTGACCCAGCAACCATTCGCCGGTTTCAAAATCCATTTTAAGAAAAGAGAACCCAGCCAAGCCTGTAGTCTCTTGGACTTGGCTACCAGCCAAGGCGGTTGAGAGGTCAGTGGGGTTCATAACGGTCGGGAAGTTTGTAGTCATTGTTTGGTTTTCCAATCCTAGTTTCCAAATGCGGCAAGCCGCGCTACTTCATCATCTCTTTCAGTTCGCCCTGAATGTCGCTGACGATGACAGCCTCGCGACTATCGTCTTCAGTGGCAATCGTGGTACCTGAACTTTCGGAGAGAATGAACTTATCAAGGTCAATATCGACCTTATTCTTCTTGACCACCTTCTCCATCTGAGCCGGTGATAAAAACTTTGTGACGGTCTGAGCCTTCTTGGTGACCTTCGCCTTTGTCAGGGCGGCGGCGGCTTTCTTTTCATCAAGCCAAGACCGTTGGTTCTTCTTGTTGACGATCTTCCAACCTTGTACAGGGACGCCCCTGACCATCTGGAGATACATCTCTTCCTTGATGCTCTTGACCCAATCCTCAACCTCGTTGACGATCCGCGCGGCGGCGTTTAATTCCTTCTGGTCCCGTGCGCCTAACAGATTAGATGCCATGACCATTGTCCGCTTGGTTTCACAGAACGGTTCGGCGGGGCAGTACTTGCACCACGAGCCGGGAACGAGGGCGGTGCCTTTAACAGCCGCCTTGTGCTTCTTCTCAAAGGCGTCAAGCCAAGCCAGATCACAAGCCCATGTGAAGGTCACACCCTTGACCCGTGGTTGAATGATGACGAATAGAATTTTCTCAACGTCCGTAAACATATCAGCGGTCTTGGGGTCTTTCCGTGCGCTGATGCCGTACAGCCCAAGGTTCGGGCTTTCGTCCGGTTCGACCGCAACGCTTCCGAACTTCAGGTCTTCTATAATAAGCGTCTTGCGGTCCCTCGACAGACCCAACAGGTCAATGGACCCACCTTGACTGCCCGGCACATATTCAACGAACGGCTCAATCTCTATTTCGTAAATGTCCAGATCATCCAACAAGTTGTTTCTTGCACGGTAGGCGATTTCGGTCAGGTCAACATCATCTTCCGTATACTCGCGGGTGATGTCGTAGCCGTCCTCTTTATATATGAGGCCGACACACTGTTGCGGCACCAGCCCGTCGCGGAAGCAACGCTCCATGACCTCATGGTGCATTGAACCTTCCACGGCGGCATCGCCGGGGGGGCTCTGTGGGAGATTTTCTGATTTCTTGAGCCAGCCATTACAGCCGATTGTGCGGTGTTCGCTGGAGCCCCCGTAGGGGAGATGTCTTGTCATTTCCTACTCCTAATCCAAATCCAAGTCCAATTGACCCCTCTTTTTTAGTATGAAACGCCATACCTTGTCAAGGGTGTTGGTGGAAATAGTTTTGTCGGGGTTGCGGAGCCGCGTCATAAAGCCGGGGTCACCGGCAATCTCTCGACCAACGGCAGACGGGGCAAGTTCGTATTCCACGATGACTTTCTCTAAAGCCGCCAACGCCTCATCCTTGTAACCCATTGATTTAACTCCATGAAATTAAGTTGTTGACATCCTCGACCCAGTGTATTATGCTCAATACGTTAAGTCAATCAAAAAACTTTGGATTTGGAGAAGGAAATGGATATGGAAAAAGACAAGGACTACACCGACATCCGTAACGCATGGAAAGTTGAGTTCCGCTATAAGAAGCGGGGGAAAATCAAGGCTACCGATTGGGCCTCTGACTGTTCGTTCCCCGCCGTTGACATCATCGAATATGACGGGGAGAAAATGCGCCCCCGTGATGGTGCGTTCGACATCGGACAAGGAAGGGCTTACGTTCATGCGAACTGGCTAGAGAAGCGGCACGGGTCTGGAATTGAAACCCGCGTCACTTTCGTTGGTGTAAAACCTTGGTGGGTCAAGAACGATGAAGACCCGCAAAAAGAGTTTGTGCTGTTGGCCAAATACGATAGTCGTATAGCTGGCGGCTAATGAAAGGCCACACCCCCCGGCTCACGCTGGGGGGGATGGTTTCAAAAAGGATTTAGATATGACCTACGTCGAAATTTGGAAGGAGCGCATCGCCGCTGGCGAGGCGACAGTGCAAGCGGCGTATGAGTGGCTGCTCCGATACGGTATGACCCCGGCCAAAGCCAAGGAGTTGCTTGATGGGTGAGTTTTCGGACCAGTTTGACAAGGCGCTTGAGACCATCACGCAAGAGCGCGGTGCGAATTATGGGCATCCCCACAAGACCTTCGACCAGATAGCGGTCCTTCAGGTGATGGTGGTCGAGTGTCCTGACCCACGGGTCAGACACGCGCTGGAGATGATCTGCGTCAAGCTGGTCCGTCTCTGCCAAGACCCGACCCCCACCAACATGGACAACGTCATCGACATTGCGGGCTACGCCCGCACCATCGCCATGATATGGGACAAGGAATTT